GTTTAGGGAAACAGTTGTCATTTATATAGATGTAGAAAATCTAAATTATGGTGGAAATAAATTTTTATTTTTTATAAAAAATTATTTAATTTTTTAGAATCAAAATTTGAATTAACAAGTACAGCTTATACAGAAAGTTATGAAAGATAAACGCAAGAATGTAGAAAAAATGAGTCCAGAATAGAAAATAAAAAACCTTAATGTAATTCATTAAGGTTTTTTTGTATATTTATAATTCTTAAAAGAGTTGGTTACTCTTGATCTTATCAATTTAGTTAGTTAATCCTCATTATTCATTTAATGAGGATTTTTTAATTATTTAATGGTATGGGTAGTAGGAAAAGGGAAAGGGTATAATACAAAGATGTAAATAATTAAATTTTTTTAGTAAGACATATTGACTTACATTTGTTTAACTAAAAATATAAAAATGAGTAAAAATAAATTAGATTGTATTGTGTTACAACCAAAAAATATATTGGTTACACAATTAGATGATTACTATGGAACAGCTTCACAGGGTAGTAATTGGAATGCTGATATTCCTGAGAACAGAAAATATCAAGTTGGTATTGTTGAAAATGTTGGAAATGATTTGCCAAAGGAATGGATTGGCCATGTTATTTTTTATACAGCTGGTTTAGGAAATGAAGTTAATTTAAAAGACTTAGGAAGTTATCTTGAGATACAAGATTCTTTAAAAATATTAGTTAGGATGGACCAAACTATTAATAATTACAAATAATTTAAAACCGATTAGAATGGCACAAAAAACGAACAAAGTTTTATTGTCTACAGATGATAAAGATTTATCTGAAGCAGAGATTAAAAGAAAAAAAGTTTTAATAGATAAGCAGTCTAAAAAAGAAACTAAAGAGGAAACTACAGAAGAATAAAAGATAGAAATGATATTCCTCCAACTGCAGATGTTTATGTTGTTAAAGATTATCATTCTGAAATTTTTCAATTCAATCTTAAAAACAAATTAGATAAAGTTCTTATCCTTAGAAAAGAATTAGGATTGCTAATTGATTTAGTTGAAAAAATTGAAATTATTAAAGATGAAGTTTCAGATGTAAGATTAGCTTCTATTTGTAAAACAAATGCTTACATACAATTATCTCAAGCTAAGTTTTTATTAGGTAATGAACTAGCAAAATTAAAAACACAATAAATGAAAATCACAGAATACGGAAGTGACGCCAGAACTCAATTAAGTTCTGGCGTTAATGAATTAAGTAAAGCAGTAAAATCTACTTTAGGACCAGCTGGTAGAAATGTTTTAATTAAACTAAAAGACCAAGAGCCTTTTAGTACAAAAGATGGAGTAACTGTTGCTGGAGCTTTTGGTTCTTCCGATCCAGTTAAGCAAGTTGCTATTGAAGCTATTCAAAAAGTATCTCAAGATACAGATGATAAAACAGGTGATGGAACAACTACAGCTACTGTATTAGCTCAATATATTTTAAAGAAAGGTTTAAGTTTTCCTAGTGGATTAAATCTTTTAGATATTAAAAAAGGAATAGATCTTTGTTCTATTGATATTGTAAAAAAGCTTGAAGAACTAAAAACAGATTCTAAAGATGAAGATATTTTAAAGCAAGTTGCTTTAGTGTCTTCTAATTATGATGAAGAAGTATCTAATGCTGTAATAGAAGCATTTAAGCTTTCTGGAAAGCAAGGTGTTGTAAACATTAAGCGTTCTAGAGATACCAAAACAAATGTTTTTGCTATTAAAGGCATGACATTTCCATGTGGTTATCGTTCTAGAGATTTTATTACAGATTACGAAAATGAAATTTGTGAATTTGAAGATGCTTTAGTTTTAATTACTAATAAAAAGATTATTACCGGAACACCTAATTTAGATTTTCTTTATGAACATTGTTCTAAAAATGATGTTCCTCTTTTAATCATATGTAAAGACATGGATATCATGTATCAAAATATGATTATTCAAAATAAAAGAAAAGGCGCTATTCGTGTTTGTGTAGTTCGTGCTCCTGGTTTTGGAAATCAACAAGAAGATTTACTTTATGATTTAGGAGTAGCTTTAGGTAAAGATCCTTTTATTGAAAATGGTTCTTTAGATTTTGATAAAATTGACCAAGAATCTTTATTAGAATATATACCAGTTTCAAAAAAAGTATTTGTTTCAGAACAAACAATGTCTATTCATGCTTCAGAAGAACAAACTGAAAAAATGGAATTAAGAGCTGATATTTTAAGAGATAAACTTGAAGAGCATCAAAACGCTTATGAAAAAAGTCAAGTTCAAGCTAGAATATCTAGATTGACTAATGGTATTGCAATTATAGCTATTGGATCAAGTACAGATCTTGAATTTGTAGAAAAACAACATAGAATACAAGATGCTTTATATGCTGTAAAGTCTGCTTACAATGAAGGTATTGTTCCTGGAGGTGGAGCAGCTTTATTTACTATTTCTAATTTGTTAACAAAGCCAAGCAATAAAAGTAAAGCTTATGGATATCAAATAATGATTGAAGCTATTAGAATGCCTTTAATTCAAATATGTTCTAATGCTGGTAAAATTATTGAACATGAAAATGTTTCTTTTATACAACGTGTAATTAATTTTTTCACAAAATCAAAAGAAGATTATATTGATGAAAATAAGGTTTTTGCTATGTCTAAGAATTTTAATTTTGGATTTAATGTTATAACAGAAGAAATTGAAAACATGATGATTTCTAATATTATAGATCCTGTAAAAGTTACTAGAGTAGCAGTTGAAAATGCTGCTTCTATTTCTGGTTTATTATTAACTACCGAATGTGTTATTATAGATAAAGATGCATATTCTAAAAAAGAATTATACAATGAATAAAATACAATGGATTCCTGTATCGGGTAGTAGTCAAATCATAGCTAGATTTTATGATGAAGAAAATCAAAGACTTCATTTAAAATTCAAAGGAAATAAAGCTTATGCTTATGAAAATTTTCCTAAAGAAAAATATTTAGAAATGATTACTTCGGAAAGTATTGGAAAATATTTTCATGCAAATATCAAAACAAAGTTTAATTTTTCAAAAACAACAAATGGCTAAAGATTTAGAATCAAAACCGGTAACAGTATTATTTCAGTATTTAACTATTTTAGAAAACACTAATAGTTTAATAGAATCTCATTGGGAAACTATTAAGGCAATGGTGAAAAAGAATGAAATACCAGAAAGCTATGCTAATGAACAATCTAGTATTCTTTTTAATAAAACAGAAAATAACAATAAAATTATTGATAAAATAGAGAAAGTTATTTTCAAAAAAATGAAATCTGACTTGGGACCAGATATAGTGTTTCCTTCTTATTTGATTACTGCAGAGGAAAAGCTTAAGCAAGAGTTTTTGAAATATGAAAAACTTCTTAAAAAAGAAGATAAAAAAAAATCAACTCCAGTAGTTAATATGCAAAAACCAAAGTTAGATAAATAATGATTATTTCTATAAAGACAGAATTTAAAATTAAAAATCCATTAGATATTAAATTATTTTCTACAAATGATTTAAATAGTCTTATAAAAATGGATAAAGCTAAAGAGCTTTCTTTTTCTGTTCCTGATAGATTTGTAAGTGATTCAGATAAAACTACATATAAAGTAGGCTTTCTAGTTTCTTTCTTTGAAATTCTTTATCCAGAAAAAACAATTGGAAGTTTTTATAAAAGAATTAATGAAGAGTATCAAGTTTTTATTGGTGATAGACAAATGAGAAGGCGTTGTTTGATGTATCAAAAAGACGATAAGTTTTTAAATTAATTAATTAAAAAAAGACCAATACTAAAGTGTTGGTCTTTTTTTTTACCTTTGAATAATGTATTTAACGGAAATAAGTAGTAAAACTGGTTTTATTAATATTGATGATATTGATGATGGTGTTTTGGCTATAAAAGAATTTAGAGCTGTTATTGAAAACAAAAAACTAGGTATTGAATGCATGACAGCTATTGCTTTGACTGCTGATTATAAATCACCTATACGATTTTACAATGATGAAGACAGACCTAGAAAAGCAATGGAGGAATCTATTGGTGATCGCGATAAATGGGAATGGAAACAAGAGCTTATTCAAGCAGCTTTAAAAAAATACGATTTATTACAGTATGATCCTTCTTTAGAAGAACGTAGAATTCATTATGATCGAAAAGTTAAAAAACTTAAAGAAATTAAAAACTATGATTCTCCTCCAAAAAAAGATGATGAAGGTAATGAGATTAGAAAAAAAACAATATCAACTTTAACAGCTGAGCTTAGAAGTATAAATTCAGATATTAAAGAATTTGAAAAAACAGTAGAAGGAAAAGATATATATTCAAATTCTCCAGCTAAAGGAGATTATAAACTAACAAGGCTAGAACAGAAATTAGAAAAGAAAAATTCGTTCTATACAGAAATCAGATAAAGATGGATTTACCTTCCGTTCTCTGTGTGAAAAGCATCGTTAAGTTTACTTATCGGTGTTTTTCTTTTTAAAAAAATCTTATGAAAGTAAATATTAATTGGAATAAATTTGACAGTAAGCTTTATAAACCATTAGTTAATATGGAAGTTCCAGATTTTAATCCTGGAACAATATCATATGATGATTTTTGGGATGAACAAGACAGAAGATGTCTTGAAGGATTTAAACCTACTCCTTTTATGCCAAAAATAACTAATGAGCACTATTTTTATTTGAATATGTGTAATATTGAATTACTAGAAAAAAATGCTACAAGAAAAACAAAAGGATCTCCATTTTATCGCGAATTAGATAGAAGATTATTTGATGAAATACATCAAGCTAAAAAAGGATTTTACGGACTAATTGTTGGTAAACCTCGTAGAGTTGGTTTATCATGGGTTGGTAGTTCATCATCATGTTATGAATTATTATTTTATAAAGCTGGTAAAGTTGGTGTTGCAGCAGGACAAGAAGATAAAGCTCAAGATTTTTATGAAAAAGTAAAGTATTTATTATCTAATATGCGTAAAGAGTATAAGTCTGGTATTATTACTAAAAATAAAACAGAAATAAAACTTGGTTACGAATACACTGAAAATAAACAACAAGAAGAAGCAGGTTTGCTATCTCAAATGTTTATGAAAACTATGTACGCTAAACCTACAGGTTTTGAGGGTAAAACATTATCTCTTGCAATATTTGAAGAAGCTGGATTATTTATTGATATAATAGCTGCTTATAAATCTACAGAACCTTGTTTTAAAGAAGGTTCTTATCAATTTGGAACTCCATTAATTTACGGTACCGGTGGTGAAATAGATAAAGGATCCAAAGGATATAAAACAATGTGGAATAATCCTGAAAAATACAATCTTAAAAAAGTATTTGTTTCATCTGTAGATTATTATCCTGGAGATGGTATTCCTGATGAAAAAACAAAAAAAGTAATTTCATTTTTCGATTTTAAAACAGGTCGTACTAATTCTGAAATGGCTTATAATTATATTTTAAAAGAACGCGAAGAAAAAGAAGGTTCAGAAGGATTTATAAAACATATACAATCTTACCCTTTAAAAGAAGGAGATATTTTTATTAAAAATTCTGGAGGACTTTTAAACAGAAAAAAAATTAATGCACAGCTTCGTAATTTAGAAAATTGCCCTTATTTAATAAAGCAAGGAACATTAGAATGGCATACTAAAGATGAAGAAACTTTAAAGTTAGTAGCAAGAGCGCGTAATTTAAAAGAAGAAGATAAAATTCATTTTTCAAGAGGATCTGAAGTTGTATTAAAAGAAGATGAAGAATTCGGAACATACATAGAAGTATTACCTCCAATAAAAACTTCTCATTTACCTTATAATCCAAATATACAAGGAACAGATAGTTATGATGATGAAGTAGCTGAAGGAACAGGTTCTTTAGGAGCATCTATGACTTATAGATGTTTTTATGGTGTTAATAATGTTTATGATATTCCTACTTCATATATTTTAGACAGAGGCACTTCAGATAGTGATGATGTATTTTATTCGCAAACATTACGACAATCGGTTTATCATGGTACCGAAAATTTAATTGAACATACTAAAGTTGCTATTATTGGTTATTACAAAGACGTAGGAGCGTATAAGCATTTAAAAGGAAGGCCAGATATAGCGGGTTATTCTTCTAATGCTCAAAATCAATATGGTTTTAAAATGCCTAATCAACATGCTTTTAAATTAGTAACAAGATTATTAAAAGCAGAAGTAAATCAAAATTTCAGTAATATTTGGTTTGAAAAAGTATTAGAACAATTAATTGATTGGGGGGAAAGTAATTCAGATTTAGGTTCAGCATATGGTATGTGTATGGTTTCTAAACTAGATTTGTTTCCAGAAATAACTGATGGGATGGATGAAGCTGATACTGATTATGATCCATTAAATGACATGAGTTATTATGCTTTAGAAAATGGGTCTATGGTTTTAAAAACTTATGGAGATAAAGATAATGATCCATATTCTTTAAAAAATATGACAAAATTTGATCCTGAATATGATTTAACCGGAGTAGATTACGAAAATTTTCAAGAAACGAAAAAAACTAATAGAAATAATGCTATAAAAAAACAACAAGATATTTTAGATAAATATGGTGGTGATATTATGGCTTTTACTATAAATGAATTTGAAAATAGTATTAAAGAAAATTAATTACTTTTATAAAAAATTAAAATCATGAGTTTATTTCCTCTTCCTGACCAAACAATTCCTGAATCTCAAAAAACAGAAGAATGGCATATTAATCATGTTATTGATTATGTTAGCTCTACTTACGGAGATGGAAATAACAATAATAGTATAAAAAATGAAATAACTAAATACTATAGAGCTTATCAGGCAGAATTAAATGATGAAGAACGAGAATTAACAAAAGCTGTTACTTGCCCTGGGGGAATTGATTTAGGTCAAGAGTATATTGTTTATCCATTAATTCAATCTAAAATAGAGCAGATTACTGGAGAGTTCATGTTAAGGCCTATAAGAAGAAAAGCTTATGCCATAGATAAAAAATCTCAAGACGCGAAACTCAAAGAAAAAGTAACTATGGTTACTGAAGAAATAATGAGAGAGTTGTCTAAAGATATTAATCCGGAAGTTGGTTTTGAAACTGAGACAGCTAATCAAAATATAGATTTACCAAAAAACGTAGAAGAGTTTTTTGAGAAAGATTACAAAATGATAGCTGAAGAAGTAGCTGATGGTTTGCTTCGTTTGTTTTTAGATGTTAATAAAGAAAAAACTAAGTTTAGAGGATTGTTTACTGATTATGCTATATCTGATAGAGCTCATGCTGTATTAGATAAAAAGAAAGGTCATACCACCCTTAGAAAAGTACATCCTTTAGATGCTGAATATGATTTAGATCCTTATGAAGTAGTTCAAAAAGACCATGACTTATTTTTTGAGAATTATTATTTAACTGAAAATGAAATTTATAATTCTTTTCCTAAATTAAATCAAACACAAAAAGATTCTATAAGAAATATGTTCCATCAATTAGCTGGTAATTCATCTAATGATTCTAGTCATATAGACGCTCTTAGTGTATCTAATAAATTTAATGGTTGGACAAATAATTCAAATAAAACATTTAGACTTAGAGCAGTCGTTGCTAAATGGAAATCAAGGAAAAGAAATAGCTTTAAAGTTTCACCAAGTTCTAATGGTAAAAGAGATTTTCATAAAAAATTACCAGAAAATTATAGGCCAAGAAAAAAAGATGTTATTAAACATCTTGATAAAGAAGTTCCTCGTTTTTGTATAATGATTGGTCCTGATGTTTGTTTAGATTGGGGAGAAATGCCAGAACGTTATAGTAGAGTAGATGCAAAATGGACTTGTATGTTACCGGTTGTTTCAATAGTAAGAGATAATACTGTTGGAACTTCTGCTATTAAATCTGTTGCTGCTAAATTATATCAACTACAACAAATGGCTTCAGAAATTCTTTTTGAATTAAGATTAGCTATGAAATCTGCAGGAGATAGCAGAGTTATTGTTTATGATGCAGCACAAACGCCTAAAGCTTTTGCTTCTACTGGAGGTATAAATAGAGTATTAAGTCATGTTAAAAAAGACAAAATGCTTATTTATAATTCAAAAGATAAGGGTCATGATCCAAATAAATTTAATCCATTTACATCTATAGATTTATCCCAAAAAGGAGGTATTGCTGATTTGTATAATGGTTTAGGTTATATAGAAGATTTAGCTGATAAGTTCACAGGATTATCACCTGAAAGGCAAGGTCAAGTAGGTCAATACCAAACAGCAACAGGAACAGATAAAGCAATAAGAGGTAGTGCTGCCAGAACCGAAATTATATACACTCCTTTTGATGAATTTATACAAGCTATATTAGAACGCGCTATAATGAAAATGCAACATGACTATGAAGAAGGTCAAGTGATACAATACATATTTGGTGAGATGAAAACCAAATTCATGAAAATATTCAAAGAATTCTTTTCTGCTGATTTAGGTGTTTATCTTGCTGATGGAAGAAAAGATTTAGAAATTTCTGAAAAAATAAATCAAGCTACAGAATTAGCTATTCAAGGAACTAACACTCCTGAAATGATGATGGGCCTTATTGAAGTTTTTGAAGGAGAAAGCGCTTCTGAAAAGAAAGCTGTATTTGCTAGAATATTAAATTCTCTTGAAGAAGTAAGACAACAAAATCAACAAGCAGCTCAAGAGCAGATAGAAGCAGAAGCTAAAGCAGAAGCAGAAGTTAAAGCACAAGAAGCTCAACTTACAAGAGAAGGTTATCAGAAAGATGAAAATGTTGCTCATATTTACAAAGATGGTAAAGCTCAAGAAAGCTTACAAAAAACAGCATCTGCAGAAAAAATAAAAGCAGCTGAATTATCAGTTGCACAGCAACAAAAAAACAAAGAAAAAGAGTAGTCTTATTTTTTTACTAAATTTGTTTAATAATAAATAACTAATAATAAAATGGCAAATAACACAGAAAACAATCAAAATGATCAAAATGAAGGTGCTGATCAAAATGAAAATGAATTTAATGAAAATGATCAATTCAATGTGAATTTTGAAGAAGAAGAAGAAGTTGACCAAGACTGGTTGTCAACTTTAGAAGGTAATATTGAAGGTGAGAAAAATGAAGAAGAAGAAGAAGAAGAAGAAGAAAAAAA